GTCATATTTGTTCCCTAACCAAAAGACCCTCCAATCAACATTTTCATTTTGTAAATTGTAATCCCTCCGGAATATCCGGAGTTAAGCAATAATGGAGGAAGCTATGCTTACCTTCATAGGATTGAGCTCTGGAGCGGCTGGGATACTAGTAGCTTTAACGGCTACTATATCGTTACCAATCACCTTTATGGTTCCGACTACCATCACGAAGGCTGGGACTATCAACCTGCAACAGAACTCGAAGCCATGCAATACATCGAAAAGTGTATAACAGTTCAGCCATCCAAGTGATGGCTGTTTTTATTTATAAGGAGACAAAAATGAAGAAAAAAAAATTAAAATATTCTTCGGTATCAATATCCGATGAATTATTAGAACAGTGCTTTAAAAGGCACGAAGAGGAATCTGGCTTGATGAGAGAGTATGTCAGCAAAAAAAATATCGTTAATCTCATCTTAACGATATACGCTAAAGGGGGGCAACTATGATAAAAATTATAATTTATATTTATGCTATGTTTGCTCTTGGTTATATGGCAGGTAGATTGTATGGATTATGATTATTATTATTACAATCCTGTCGTGAGGCACAAATACTTAACTGTTGATTGTGTCCCTTGCGACTCGCAAACAGCCAAAGATAGAGCAAATAATCTCAGGCATCTGGTTAATATGATAGATGCAAAAAGATCAGGATATGGGAAATTTGTTTGCAAAAATCAAGTTACTATATACCCTACACAAGACAAATAATTGATAAGGAGAAATCAATGAGTTTTAAAAAAGCAACAAAATCACAATCAAAATTACGGGCTGCAATCTTTGGGGCATCCGGGTCAGGTAAGACCTATACCAGTTTTAAGATTGCAAAAGGATTTCAAAACGTCATACAATCACCAATAGCAGTGATTGATACCGAGCGGGGAAGTGCGTCAAAGTATGCGGATAAATTCGATTTTGATGTATTGGAACTTGAGAAAAAGAATATTACTAATTATATTGAAGCAATTAAAGAGGCACAGAAAGCACAATATAAAATATTAGTAATTGATTCACTTAGTCATGCTTGGCAAGAATTATTGGAAGAAATTGACCATATTGCACAAACTAAATTCAAAGGAAACACATGGTCGGCATGGTCACAGGGAACTCCAAAACAACGATCATTGATTGATGCAATACTGAACTTTGACGGTCATATTATAGCATCGATGAGGGCTAAAACCGAATGGGAGACTAACGAAAACAAAAAGTTAATTAGAGTCGGCACTAGTCCAGAGCAGGGGAAGGGTATAGAATACGAGTTTGATTTTTTAATTGAGATTACTACAGATCATATTGCTACAATTATTAAAGACAGGTCAGGCAAATTTCAGGATAAAATTATCAAGAATCCCGATGAGTCCTTTGGGTCTGAATTGATTGAATGGTTGAATGAGGGTGCTTATATCCCTCCTAAAGAAACACCTAAACCAATCGAGCAGCCACAAACAAAAAATCCATCACAAAAAGAAACTACAGTAATAAGATTCAATCAATCTTTTACTGATGCAATTCTTTCTATGAACGGACAGAGATTAGTTGATATGACTATTAAAATTTTGGATATAAGCAAATCATTATCAGCTCAGCAATGGGGAACTGTATTACATCATACCAGGGATGAACTCGAAAAACTTATTGCCAGAATAGATAACTCGTTAGTTATTATTGACGATGAATTTAGATCACATCTCAATCAAGTTTGTGTATTATTTAAGTATTATGATTTATCCGGCAAATTTGAAACTAAAAGTTTTATCTCTAAATTAAGAGATTTAATCAATAACGGTTTAGACCCTTATGCTATTGAAGACCTAAAGAAAGAAATACCTGCCGACAAGGAATCTATAAAACCCGATGTAGTTGCTATATTGGAGGAATACAAAGATGTAAAACTCTCAGAACAAAAATTAAGCAATTTTCAAAGTTTTGCTAATTGGTTCGATCTAACAGAGTATTCGGAGTATTACAGGAAAAAAAGGATGCTTATAGTCATGAATGGGTATTCTGATTAAAATAATTTGCTTGCTAGTTGTATAATTAGCAAGCAGTTAAATAGGAGAACTAATGGAAACTTTAGAACAACAAATATATCAAGGGCAACTAAACAAAATACATGATTATGAAATATCCAATGAGAATTATCATATCATGGCAAATTGGTATTGCGAAGATAATAAGATTGAATTGAATATAGAAGCATTTAATCAAGAGCATAAATATTATCAATCGCTGAGTATTAAACGGGAGATTAATAGCATCGAGCAAATTAACAAAATTATAGATGCGTTTGAAAATTTATTAAAAGTATTAGAGTAAAAAAAGGTTTACAAAAAAATTAAATATAAATATAGTGATATTGCCCAGAGCCGTCACTCTGGGTAGATTCTTGACGGGGAATCAAATTAGACATCCTGCCTCTAAATCTACCCTATGACCCTGGACACCTATAATAGGAGAGTCCGATATGGATTATAAAAAATTTATAGAATCAAAAAGACATATAGAATATAATTTTGGTATAGACCCTATATTTATTCCTAATGGGATGAAAGATTTTCAGAAATATGTATGCGAGTATGCGATTAAAAAGGGTAGATGTGCTGTATTTCTTGATACTGGATTAGGCAAGACATTAATTCAATTGACAGTTGCAACTAATTATGTAAGACAATTTAATAAACCAGTATTGATACTTACTCCATTGGCAGTAGCTTTTCAATTTATTAAAGAAGCCGAAAAGTTTGGGATTGATGATATTGAATATTCTAAGGACGGGAAATATAAATCTAAAATAGTTATCACTAATTATGAACGATTGGATAAGTTTAATAAGAATGATTTTGTAGCTGTATTACTTGATGAATCGTCTATATTAAAAAATTTTGATGGTGCAATAAAACATGATGTAACTATGTTTATGAGAAATATTAAATATAGATTTTTATTTACTGCTACGCCTTCGCCGAATGATTTCATAGAACTTGGCACGTCAAGCGAAGCATTAGGATATATGGGATATATTGATATGCTTTCTAAATTTTTTACAAATAAAGTGAACAGTATTAACCCTGCAAATTTTGGAGTAGATTGGAAAATAAAAGAACATGCAAAAAAGTCATTTTTTGAATGGGTATCAACATGGTCTATATCAATGCGTAAACCTAGCGATCTTGGATATTCGGATAATGATTATATTATACCAGATTTAATAACTAATCATATAAAAATTAAAAATGATAATAATATGATTATAGATGATCAAATACAGTTATTTAATTTACCCGCAAATAATTTTCATGAAATAAGAGTAGAGAATAATCAAACAATTGAAAAAAGATGCCAAATAGCTGTAGATATATCTAATCAAAATGATACTAGTGTTTACTGGACAAATCTTAATAAAGAATCTGATTTAATAGAAAGATTAGATAAAAATTCATATCAAATAAAAGGTTCTATGAATTTAGATAAAAAAGAAGAGATTCTTTTAAATTTTTCTAATGGTCAAATAAAAAAATTAATAACCAAGCCTAAAATAACTGCATTCGGATTAAATTGGCAACATTGTAATCATACAATTTATTTCCCTACTTTTTCATATGAACAATATTATCAAGCTATTAGAAGATTCTGGAGATTTGGTCAAAAGAAAAATGTAACTGTAGATATTATTTACTCAGATGGACAAGAAAAAATAATAAATTCATTATTCGAAAAAAGCAAAAAAGCGAATGAATTATTTGATAGTTTAAATTCAAATATAAACAGAAAATACAAAATCGATAAAAGCGAATTTACAAAAAAAATAATACTACCAAATTTTTAAGGATAATAACATGACTAAAGATCAACTAATAACAGATAAATATGCAATTTATAATTCAGATTGTATGTATATATTACCAGAATTTAAAAATAGTTCTATTGACCTATCTGTGTATAGTCCTCCATTTGCTGGATTATATAATTATAGTTCATCCGAAAACGATTTTTCTAATTGTTTCAGTAAAGAACAATTCATGGATCAATACGAATTTTTAATCAAAGAAATATCAAGGTTAACAAAAAGCGGTCGTATTTCCGCTGTGCATGTTACGGATATTATGGATTCAAAAAATGGGCATTTATGGGACTTCCCTAATGAAGTAATACGAAGACATGAAAAACATGGATTTAGATATCGATGTCGGGTAACTATATGGAAAGAACCATTAAAAGTCAGAATGAGAACTATGGTAAAATCATTGATGCACAAATTAATAGTAGAAGATGCAACTGAGACTTTTCCAAGTATGCCAGATTATATATTGATATTTAAAAAAGAAGGTGAAACAGAAGTAAAAGTTACTCATCCATATGGTCTTAATTATTATGCAGGAGAAACACCTTTTTTAGATGCACATAAAGAAACTTATGGAAATTATGAAGAGTTTAGAAAAAAATGGAAAGATTTTAAAGGCGATCCAAGAGAAAATAAATTAAGTCATTTAACATGGCAAAGATATGCCTCTAGTGTTTGGGATGATATTAGATTAGATAATGTATTACAATTTAAAGACTGCAAAGATTCAGAAGATGAAAAACACGTTCATCCATTGCAATTAGATGTTATTGATAGGTTAGTTGAACTTTACTCAAATCCTGGCGAAGTGGTTTTAACTCCTTTTATGGGTGTAGGTTCTGAAGTTTATTCTCCGGTATCATTAGGCAGAAAAGCAATAGGGATTGAATTAAAAGATTCTTATTATAGACAAGCTATAGAAAATTTAAAGTTTGTTGAAAATAGATTTAAAGAAGATGATACTCAATTAAATCTAATATGACTAACACCGAAGTACTACAAAACAAAAATCTGTCCCTATCCGCTAAGGGACTCTATTTTTATCTCAAGCATATCTCTCCCGATGGAGGACAAGTCGATATTAAGGAATTGATCGAGTCGTCTACATCGGGATTTGTTGTAACGACAAAAGCGATTGATGAGTTAGTTGAGCAGGGAATTATAATAAGAAAAAATATGATCGAGGTTAAGGAATGAATCGGGAATTTATACCAAACTTTACACAGTATCCAAATGAAATTTTGGATAATTGGATGCCACACTTAAGCGGGAATCAAGTTAAAATTATGAATGTTTTTGTACGTCAAATTTA